AACAGTACAAGTTGGACTGGGTACAGGATCACAAGATCAACGACTCGAAGTCTTAGGTCGTGTTCTTGCAGTACAAGAAAAACTTATTGGTGCTGGTGGTATGGGTATAGTAGATCCACAAAAAATTTATAACACCCTAGAGAAATATCTAGAGAACGCTGGGTACAAAGACGCAAGTCAATTCTTTAACAACCCACAAACTATGCCAAAACAACAACCGCAACAAAAAAAACCTGATCCAGCTATACAATTAGCACAAGCAGATTTACAAAGACAACAACAAAAAGATCAAGCTGAAATACAACTGAAAGCACAAAAGTTAGAACTCGATCAGCAAAAATTAGCATCACAATTAATTAAAGAAGATGATGCTAAAGATACACAAAAAGAAAAACTAGCAACACAAATATTACAACAAGGAATTAAAAGATAATGGCAACCCCTAATATGCCTTCTTCAGCACAAGATATTATAAATAACTTTTTATCAGGTGGATATGCAAGTGAAGCACAAGCTAATCCATTTAGAGTGAATGTCGATCCTTTTCGACCACCTGTAGATACACCTGAAGAAGATAAATCACCTACTGATCCTTGCCCTGAAGGTTATGTTTATGATCCAGTTATTAAAAGTTGTGTGCCTATAGATGAAGTAGGAACAAGTGATAGCGACAGACCTGAAGAAATAGATCGTGATAAAATGATGTACGATCAAATGAAAAGAGATAATAGCACTATTTTTGGTGCTTCTAATACTTTAGATGATTATCTTATAGATACAAAAGGTGGTAGTGATATTTTATTAAGGTTTGATCCCAATACGGGCAAACCAACAATACCTTTTATGCCTCTTGCAAGTGCTGGTTTAGGTTTATTAGATTCATTTTTTGGTGGAGATAAAAGACGACAAAATAGATTTAATGATGCTTTGCAAACTTACACTGATGCTGGTTATGGTCAGCAATTAAATAACGGCACATATCAAGTTTTTAATCCTCAACAATACTACAGTAATGTTATGAATGATGTAGTTAGTGGTGCTAGACAAACAGTACCACCTAGTATGGGGGGATCAGCTCCAGTAACTGTAGGTCAAGCGGTAAACGCTGTTATGGGTAATGACTACACTGGTATATCAAGCGGAGGTTCACCAATAGCACAAGATATGTCAGGTGGCTTACTAGGAAGAACACCTCTTACATCAACAGATTCACAGGGCAACAGAACTAGAAATGACGATGCTTACAAAGCGGCAGTTGCTAGAAATATAAAAAGAAATGAACAAAATTCACCTTACGGAACAAGTGGATTTTCTATGAATGTAGGTGGAACTGGCATGGCGGGATTTAATCGTGGCAGATAACGAAATTAAAAGAAGCGACCAAGCAAAAAGAATACTTGAAGATGAAATATTTATAGAAGCAGTAAACAAAATTAGATCAGAGTTAAATACCGAATGGTTAAACTCTGACATAAAAGATTCAGAACAACGAGAAAACATCTTTGTCATGAGAAGAATGTTAGAGGTTGTCTTGATGCAAATACGATCAGTTATGGAAACAGGCAAGATCGTACAAAAATAACAGGAGTAAAATATGGCAGAACAACCAGTAATGGACTCTGCAACAGAGACTCAAACAGAGTCTGTTGCACCAACGCCCAAGTCTCTCAATCAAGGAGAGGCGGCTGAAGCACTGAAGAACTTATTTAATATTAACGCCTCAGAGACTCAGGAAACAGCAAGTGAAAAATCAAAGAAAGAAGTAAGCGACTCGGAAACGAATATCGAAGATGCTTTTAATGATGAAGAACTTATAGATCAAATTGAAGATGAACAACCATCTGAAAGTAATCAGGAACTTTATAAAGTTGTTGTCGATGGACAAGAACAAGAAGTCAACCTAGAAGAACTCACGAAGGGTTATTCTCGACAAAGCGATTATACTCGTAAAACCGAAAAGCTATCGCAAGATAGAAAAAGTGTTGAAGAATTAAAAAACGAATACACTAGGCAAAACGAGGAGGCTAAAATCAAACGAGATCAATACGAGAAACAACTTCAAGTATTATCAGAACAATTAAGATCAAGTGAACAAAAGGTAGATTTAGACAGACTCTACGAAGATGATCCAGCGGAGTATGTTCGTGTTAAAGCAGAACAAGATCGTAGGAAAGAACTTTTAGAAAAATCTAATCAAGAGCGAGAAAGAATACTTGCTGAAAAGCAAGAGGAACAAGGAAAACAATATAATTCTTACCTCGAACAGCAAAGACAACTTCTTGCTCAAAAATTACCAATTTACGCTGACAAAGAAAAAGGTGCAGATTTTGTTAAAAATTTAACAAACTACGCTAAAGAGATTGGTTATACCGATCAAGAAATAAATATGTTAGTTGACCATAGATCAGTAATTATGTTAGCCAATGCTTATCGTTACGATAAGTTAAAAAAAGCTAACCTTAAAAATAAAAAAGTTACTAAAGTATCTAGGGTAGTAAGTTCATCTAGTCCAAAAATTCAAGATGATAGTGATGTTGCAAAACGTATGAAATCTAAAAAAGCAACTCTTAAAAGAACAGGAAAAGTAAATGATGCTGTTTCTGTTTTACAAGAATTGTATTCTCAATAACAACATAGAAAGGAATAAGTAATGGCACAACCAACCAATACTTTTGATACCTATGATGGTGCAAACTCTATAAGAGAAGATTTAGCTGATGTAATTTATAATATTTCACCGACTGAAACTCCTTTTATGAGCAACGCATCAAAAGGTACAGCAACAAACACACTTTACGAATGGCAGACAGACTCATTAGCTGATGCCGCCGCTAACGCACAAATCGAAGGTGATGACTACACAGGCGATGCAAGAACTGCAACTGTAAGACTTAATAACCAAACACAAATCTCAGCAAAGTCAGTAACTATTTCAGGTACAGACGATGCTGTAGATAACGCTGGTATGTCAACACAGATGGCTTATCAACTTGCAAAGATGGGTAAAGAAATCAAGCGAGACATTGAAAGAGCATTAGTAGGTGTCGAAAATGCAAAAGTCGCTGGTAATGCAACTACAGCTAGAGAAACAGCATCTGTTGGAACATGGTATGGTGGTAACAAACCAGGTACATCTTCTGCGGCTGGTAACTTCTCAACTAATGGTTCACCTTCAGCAACTCCAGCTGGTACAGGTGCAACAGCAATCGCTGGTGGTACAAACAGAACTTACACAGAGCTATTATTAAAAGCTGGTCTTTTAAAAGCTTTTGAACTAGGTGGAGAGCCTGAAACAGTAATGATGTCACCATCACACAAGCAATTAGCTTCAGCTTTTAATGGCGTGGCAACGAAATACAAAGATGCGAGTGACAAAGTATCAATCGGTACTACTGACATTTATGTATCTGATTTCGGTGAAGTGGCTTTCGTACCAAACAGACATCAAAATGCAAACAGAGTAGATATCCTACAAATGGATATGTGGAGTGTGGACTTCCTAAGACCATTCCAAACTACTGATCTTGCAAAGACTGGTGACTCTGACAAGAAGTTACTCTTAGCTGAGTATGCTTTATGTGCAAAAGCACCAAACGCAAACTACGGAATATTTAACTTAACTGCATAATTGTAGCTAAAGGACTGGGGGTGTTTAATGCACCCCCTTTATTTATAGAGAGGAACAAATGGCAATATTTACAAACAAAAAACATACATCTAAATTGTTTAAGGTTGTTGCAAACGCAAAAAAATCAGATCAAATGACTTCTAAAGGCACTGGTAAAAAACAATCAAAACAAACATCAATGGGTGATCGTAAATACGATCCAATGTTAAGCATTTCAGGTAATCAAGGTTTATCCATGAAAGACACTGTAGATGCGATGATAGCTAAAGCGATAAAGTAATGAGTAAAAAATTCTCACTGAACGATCCTAACGATCAGTCATCAGTAAAAACAAATCTTATTGTTGATGAAGCTGAGAATAAATTTCATATTGAAAACTATCAAGACCAAGCAACTATTAAAGAAATCTTAGATTCAAACAAAGTAGCACAAAATGAAGGTGCATATAAAGCAAAAGCATTTGAGCATGAAAAAGGATATCGTGTTGCAAGACTACCTAACATTGTAGTTCATCAATTAGCTAAAAAAGGCATCTTAAATTATAATGGTAAAGTCATAGACAAGCCTAGATTTTTTCGGTGGTTAAACGACTCTGATAACAGACATTTTAGAATATATACAGGTAACTTATAATGGCAATAGACACATACTCCAATCTTAAAACATCAATAGCAAACTATCTTAATAGAAGTGATCTCACAGCATATCTTGGTGATTTTATAACTCTTACAGAGGCAAGATTGAACAGAGAGTTACGAGTTAGAGAAATGGTAAACTCAGATACATCAACTACTACAGTTACTGGTACACAAAGTTATGCTTTACCGACGGGTTATATAGAAGCAACCACAGTAATATTTCAAAGTGATCCTTACTGCACATTAAAATTTATAAACAATAGTGATTTTTACAACAAGTATAATGCAAGTCAATCTCGAGGCAAACCTACATTTTTTACTATTCTCGGTACAAATATTCTTTTAGGTGTAGCACCTGATTCAGCTTCAACATTACAAATAAATTATTACAAAAAATTAGATACTCTTTCTGATAGTAATACAACAAATACAATATTAACAAATTATCCTGAACTATATTTATATGGAGCATTAGCAGAGTCAGCTCCCTTTATTATGCAAGATGAAAGAATAAACACATGGGGTGCATTGTATAAAGAGGCATTAAAAAATGCAAATGAATCATCATCAAGAGGATCAACAACTACATCA